TTACGATATTATTATGCATAGCAGCGATGCTGTACTATCTGGTGGGGTTCGTAGAAGTGCGTCGTTAGCACTGTTTAGTGCCGATGATGAAGAAATGGCAAAAGCTAAAACTGGCAATTGGTATATAGATAATCCTCAGAGAGCCAGAAGCAATAATTCTGCCCTGCTATTAAAAGACGATACATCTTATGAAGATTTTAAAAACCTAATGGAATCTGTAAAGGAATTTGGTGAGCCAGGATTTATCTGGAGCGATTCTACAGAAATGACTTTTAATCCGTGCGTTGAAGTGGGCATGTGGCCTGTTGACGAAAAAACAGGTAAGTCAGGGTGGCAGGGTTGTAATCTATCAACCATCAACTGCTCTTCTGTAACAGATGAAGCTGACTTTTATGAAAGATGCAAAGCCGCCGCTATTATTGGCACATTACAAGCTGGATTTACTGATCTAGAATACTTAGGCGATATTAGTAAAGCTATCTTTGACAGAGAAGCATTGCTAGGCGTTTCGCTCACAGGTATTATGGAAAAGCATGATCTTGTATTAACGGAAAAGGTATTAAAGGCTGGTGCAAAAATTGCTGTTGATACTAATAAAGAACTTTCTAAAAAGATTGGTATTAATCAAGCAGCAAGAGTGACTTGTTTAAAACCAGAAGGCACTAGTAGTTCTATGCTTGGTACAAGCTCTGGCATCCATCCTCACCATGCTAAAAGATATATTAGACATGTGCAAGCCAATATCCTAGAACCTCCTTATCAATACTTTAAGAGCTATAATCCACAGGCTTGCGAAAAATCTTCATGGTCTGCTAATAATACTGATGAAGTTATTAAATTTCCTATTGAGGTGCCAGATGGTTCTAAATTAAAAAATCAATTGCCTGCCGTAGAAATGCTGGCAGTTGTCAAGGACGCACAAAAGAATTGGGTTCAGTCTGGTAAAAACAGATCATTATGTACACAAGATTTTCTTAGTCATAATGTTAGCAATACTGTTACTGTACAACCTGACGAATGGGAAGAAGTAACTAAATATATTTATCAAAATCGTAAATATTTCGCAGGTATTAGTCTTATTCCACAAAGCGGAGATAAAGACTATCCACAAGCTCCTTTCACTACTGTTTATACTAGCAGAGAAATAGTAAAAGAGTATGGTGACGCAGCACTGTGGTGCTCTGGTTTAATCGAACTAGGACTCAATGCGTTCGATAATAATCTATGGGCAGCTTGTGATTATATTACTCTTAATCAGCAAAAAGATGATGATGGAGACGATAAGAAATTATTCTCTGTCAAAATGCTAAGATTTGCCAAAAAATATTTTAATGACGATATTAAACGTTTAACATATTGTATGAAGGATGTATACAATTGGAAAATTTATACTGATTTATACAATAGTTTCACTAAGGTTGATTATACACAGCTTTTGGAAACAGAAGATAATACCGTAGGGATAGAGGAAATTAGCTGTGCCGGTGGCGCCTGTCTAATTTGATATCTTCCTGAAAGGGTAAACATTGAGAAAAAAAACTAAACACAATAGCAATAATCGCAAGAAAAATATAGTACTAGATAATAAAAAAGACGGCTTTGATGCACCTAATACTCCAATAGGTTTCAAAAACCATCTTAAGCCAAGATCTTTAAATCAAAAAGATTATATTAGAACAGCAGCAGAAAATACAATAACTTTCTGTCAAGGTGTTCCTGGTAGCGGAAAAACACACATAGCTATTGGTCTTGCGTTAGAATATTTGATTAATCAAAAGGTTAAGAAAATAGTGATTACTAGACCAGTAGTAGAGGCCGGAGAAAAACTAGGCTTTCTACCGGGCTCAGCAGAAGAAAAACTACATCCATATTTATTGCCTTTATTTGATGAAATTAATTACTTTTTACAGCCACAACATTATCATAAACTAAAATCTTCTAGACAAATAGAGATAGTTCCTCTTGGTCTAATGAGAGGTAGAAGTTTTCATGAATCATTTATTGTGGCAGATGAGTGCCAAAATGCTTCTTATGATCAACTAAAAATGCTATTGACAAGAATAGGTATAGACAGTAAAATGGTACTGACTGGCGATCTAGAGCAGTCAGACTTACAACATCACGTTAGAGGTGGTTTTGGTAGTGTTATCGAAAGACTGTCTGGTGTCAATGGTGTTGGTTTTTCTGAATTAGAAGCCGTAGATATTCTGAGAAATCCAATTATTGCAGATATAGTTCATAGGTTATAATATGAAACATCACAAAGAATGTTTAGTTCTTAATTGCGACTATACTCCTTTGTGTACCATTTCGTGGCAAAAATCAATGACGCTATGGTACAGAAGTTCTAGGGGGTATTCTAATATAGAAATACTATCCTATTATGATTCTGACAGCATAAAGTCAACATCAAAAAGAATCTCTGTACCATCAGTGGCTAGATTAACCAAGTACTATAATGTCTTCCATAAAAATATTAAGTTTTCCAGAAGAAACTTATTTATTAGAGATAATTATACTTGTCAATATTGTGGATCAAAAAAAGATCTTAAGCAATTAACTTATGATCATATTATACCTAAGTCTGCTTGGCCAGCCAATAGCAAACAAAAGCCCACTGGATGGCACAATATCACCACAGCCTGCATAAAATGCAATTTAAAAAAATCCAACAAAACACCCAAACAAGCTAATATGCCTCTTATAAAAGCGCCACATGCTCCAATGAGAAGTGAAAAATACTTGCCAATCACACAACATCTACTTACAATAGAACAGATACCACAAGACTGGCTACAGTATGTCTCAAGGATAGTTAATAAATAAAATGCCAACATATACATTCGTGTGTCCTAAGTGTCAAGATAAGTTTGAATTATTTATGACCTTTGATAATTACACAGACAAACAAAAGTGTTCAAAATGTGGAGCCAAAGCCCATAGATCATATGGTGATGACTTGGGTAATCTAGACGGCTTTGTAAAATTAGCCGATAGTGAAATTAAAACTATAGGCCATTTAGCACACAGAAATACTGAGAAAATGAGTGCTGATCAAAAACAGGCATTACACCATAAGCATAACTCATATAAGTACGAGGATAATTCAAGAGATTTACCGTCTGGGATGTCAAGAATAGAAAGGGGGCCAAAGACTATTTGGCCTAAATAAGATATGAATATTAATGACTTTATGGTTAAGCCGCAAAATACTGAAAAACTGAAAGAAGATTATTATGGGTTGTTTGGTTCTCATGATTACTTAGATGAGAATAAAAACCCCAGAGTAAATCAAGCAGGTAGTAATATGTTGGCTAAGACTGTATATTACGAACACCGTGCCAAACATTTTATTAAAATAGGAGATCATGGCAAAATCTATAATCCTATTGGCCTGTATTCTGAAGGTACTTCGGATAAGTTTTTATCCAAAATAGGAAAAAAGGCGTGGGAGTTCAAAGAAGTATCTCCTGTAGTTTTTGATCTATATGTTAAATTTTTAAAGACTAAGAATATCGCATGGTTAAGAAATGCTGAAAGGGAAATGGAATAATGAAAAAAATCTCTAAAATTAATGAATATGCTGCCAGATACCTTTATGAAGTTATAGGAATGGAAATTAAAAATATATCTGAAGAGATAAATATATCGGTAGAAACACTAGAGTCTATTCTGGAGAATTCTCAACCTCCTAATCAAAATATCAAAACAAAATCTAGTAAAACAAATTCATTTATAAGAGAAACTGCTGTCAAGGGAACCAAAAACGTTACCATAATGACAGAGGCTGCATCTCAATTGAATGCAGGAAATAAAAGTAATAATTCAAAATTTGAGTCATCGGTATATAGGCCACGTGGATAAATATATTTCAAAGTATTCGAATGGCAAGCCTGTCTCTGCTGCTCAATACATTACGGAATTAATTTGTGAAACTAAAGCTAGGTTGGATAAAAAAGATCTACATTATAGATTCTGGGTAAATAAAGAATGGGCAACTTTTTATAAGAATCAAATCTTTACTGCCCACAAGCTATTAAAAAAATACAGCCCAAAAGCTATCATTGCTGCTATAAAAGACAAAAGATCATACAAGACATATTCTCTACGATCTAAATTCCTATGTCCTATTATAGAACAGCACGAAAAAATCTTGTCTCAACAGAACACAGATCTCACAATAGACCTAGACAGAAATAAAGAGACATACCAGAAAAGCAAGAAAAGTAAAAACATATTATCTAGATTAAAGGATATTGATAATGAGTAAAATTAAAAGCAGTGTCAAGAAAGATTTTGGCGATGGAATAATGGTTTCTGCTAATGCGATTGTAGATCAGGAAATTATCACCATCCCTGTAAGCCCCTCATTGGATCTGGTTTTAAATGGGGGTATCCCAGAAGGATCTTTTGTTATCTTCACGGGACATCCTAAATGTGGAAAGACTACAACATCATTAGACTTCGCAGCTACAGCCCAAAGACCAGAATATGCCTATGGCAGTTTTAAAGAGGGGCGAAATGTGTACTACCTAAATATAGAAGGT